GCTGTTTGCGCGGTCAAACTTTGAGTTTTCAGCCGTCTATGTGGCCGAGCTGATCTTCTACAACCGAACACTGACCACGACGGAGCGGCAGAACGTGGAGGCTTACCTACGGTCACCTGAGAAATATGGGACCCCTGCGCCATGAGAATCATCCTTGCCATCCTGCTCGCAATACTCCCGCTGGCGCTGCTGGCCCAGACCAGCACCATCGTCATTGTCCCCGCCGCCCTACGCGACGCGGCCAACGCGGTGGCCAAGGCAGAGTTCGATCCGCTTGGCGGCGAGTTCACGTTCACCGCGGCGCTGGTCACGTTGCCCGCAACCAACGTGACGCACTTCTGGTGCGCGACGCCGTTCTCCGCAACCAATCGCGCCAAGCTCAACGTGTTGGCCAACACGCCGCCGTTTGCCGGCGTGACGCTGGTGCTGGACTACGACCTCACCAACGGCGCCGCACCCTTCGAGTTCCTCGCCACCCACGGCCTCGCGACTTACTCGCCCACAATGTTTACACAACCATGAAATGGCACCCATCAGCCAGGGCGACGTATGGAAACGCCTGAACGCAATGGCCGACCGACTCACCCATCTGGAGCCGGTAGTAGACGCGCTGCGGGAACAAGCCAACCGCACCGAGGCGCGCTTGGATGATTTTGAGAAGGAAGCCCGGGGCCGCTGGGAGGCACACAACAACCAAATGCACACTCTGAAGACCGACATCACCGCCGAACTGCACAACCTCAAGTCCGAGCAACGCGTCCACGTCGCGGTCGTGGGTCTGGTCATCGGCATTCTCAGCTTCCTCGGCATCACCATCGGCGGCTGGGTCATCAAATCCTCCCTCGATTCCGTGCGTGCTAGCATCAACACCCAACAACGATGAACGAAGAAACGCTCATTGCCGGCCTGCTTGATACCTATTCCGCCAAACACGGCTGGCTCGCCGCCGCGCTGACGTGGATCGGCACCGCCCGCGTCGCCTTCAAGCTGGTTTCCGGCAAGCTGGAGGAAGCCATCGCGGCCTTCGTGGAATTCAGCGTCTCGACCAAGGACGCCGATGCCGTGGACCGCATTAACGCCCTGTTCGCCAGCCGCACCTATCGCCTGCTTGCTTTCCTCGCCGACTACATCGCCAGCGTGAAACTCCCGCTCCAAGCCCGGACCGGCCAAACGGTGAACATTCCAAAACCATGAAGACCCCAAAAACCGACATCTACGGCCGCCCGATTCCGTGGCACGACAAAGTGGAATGGTGGATTGAGGACCATCTGGGCAAGATACTCCTTTGCCTCATGCTGCTTGGCATAGGCTGTTTCTTTGCCGGATGCGCTTCCACCAAAGCCAACAGCCAAAAGACCCTCGCCGGCATCCAATACGGTGCTGACGCCGCAATGAAGCTGTGGGCCGGCTACGTGGTGCGCGAACAGAAGCGCGCCGATGCCTTGCCCGATGGCCAGCGCGAAGCCGCCCACGCAAAGCTATTGGAACGCCGGCTGCAAGTGGACGATGCGCGCCGCAAGTTCTCCGCCGCATGGGCCACCGCCTTCGCCGCCGCCCGCTACGACACGCAGCAACCGGCCGCCGGCCAGGTGCTGGCCCTGCTCACTGACCTCGAAACCACCGTCAACGCCTTTGCCAAATGAGTGCCGCCATCGCCATACCGCTCGCCCTTGAAGCCGCCAAGGCTCTCGCCCCTTACGCTCTCGACGTGCTCCGGCTGCTGAAGCAACGCGGCGAACTCACGCCCGAGCAGATCGCCGAGCTGCAAGCCCTCAACGCCAAGAGCGAAGCCGACTACGTCCGCGAGGCCGGCGGGAGGGAGTGAATGAACAGCGAAGGCGCAAAGACGCGAAGATTGAACACGGTTTCCCTGTCTTCGCGCCTTCGCGCCTTCGCTGTTTACCCGTGCCCCTACTGTTTCAAACCGATTTGATATGACCCTCGAAGGAGATCGCGGCTGGGTGGGCGTGGACATGCGCCGGGACCCGGGACAACTGGAGCCGGGGCTGGCCGCGCTCGGCATCAACCTGCGGTTCCGTGATGGCCGCGCCGCGCCGCGCAAGGGCGTGCGCCTGCTGTCGTGGGGCGCCCGCAGCGAGGCGGGTTATGGGCCGGGCGACATCCTGCCCTACGGCAACGTGGCCGGCGCCGGCGTGTTCAATGACCCCATCGGCGGCGGGGTGTGGCTGATCATCGCCACGACCAGCGGCGTTTACAAGACGCGGCCGGGCACCACGGGCTCGCCGATGCCCCTGCCCTCCGGCACGGTCATTCCCGAGCGGGTGCAGATCCTCCAGACTTTCTCCGGGCTGGTAATGCTACGGGGCGAGGATTACGACCCGATTTACTGCGACGACCTGGACGAGGGGTGGAAGACGCTCCCGGTGCCCACGGGCGGCACGCGGGCCCTGCCGGCGTCGGACAACGGCATCTATTTCGCCAACCGCCTGTTCGTGATCGACCGCAGCGGCGTGTCGGCCAGTTACCGTGACCTGGTGTTTGTGTCGGACTTCGGCTCGACGCTCGACACGCTGAAGGGCGACGCGATTTACAACGCCTTCCGCATCAACCAGGGCAGCCGCGATTCGCTGGTGGCGCTCTACAAGTTCAACGAGACGACCCTGCTGGCGTTCAAGGAGGACTCGGTTTACGCGGTGTCGAACATCTACGGGACCAACGCGGACATCAGCGCCAACGCCCGGCTCGACAGCATCTCCACGGAATACGGCATCCGCTCGCCCAAGGCCGTGGTGCAGGTGGGCAATGACGTGTGGTTCCTGGCGCATCGCCGCGGGGTGTGCTCGATCCGGCAGACGGAGCAGAACAAGCTGCAGGGCGTGGACGTGCCGGTGAGCCGCGACATTGACCCGCTGATCCAACGCATCAACTGGCAAGCTTCGGGCAATGCCACCATGGCCTTCTGGGACAACAAGGTGTATGTGGCCGTGCCGCTCGACGAGGCGGACTACAACAACGCCGTGCTGGTGTATGACACGCTCACGCAGCGGTGGTGCGGGCACGACACGGCGGCGGTGGTGAAGGTGTTTGACTGGCTGAAGATTCCCTACGGCGGCGAGATCCGGCTCATCTACATTTCCGACGACGGTTACGTGTGCCTGTATGAGGACGGTTACCTTGACCAGATTCCCGGCAGCCTGGGCGCCTGGAGCAGCGCCAGCGTGGCCACGACCTTTCGCAGCCGCGGTTACGGCGCCGGCATTCCGGGGCGGAAACGGTTCGGCGAAGCGCGCTTCCGGCTGGCGACGTGGTGGCCGCAACATTCCCTGGCCGCCGTGGTCGAGGGCGTCGCCGAAGATCGGGCGCTGGTGACGAGCCAGACGCGCAGCGCCACGGCCTACGACCGGCCGCACGACGCCACGGCCTGGGACCCGACGAATGAGGGCGACGATTTCCACACGCCCTACCGGCAGGACTACGCGCTGAACGTGGGCGCCGACGGGCTGGAGCTGGCGGCCAACGGCCTGACCGGCGACCTGCACCAAGAGCTGGAGCAGGCCCGGCAGATTCACCGGCGCGGGCGCTACGTGCAGATCGAGGTGACCGGCAGCCGCGGGCGCACGGTGGTCAACGACCTGTCGGTGGAGTGCGAGGCGGACGAACGCCGCGGGCCGGCGGTGGTTTGACGGGCGGTGGAGGGAGATTTGAGTTGATAGTGGATGGGCGCGGTGGCACTGTCCGCGCATCCACTCCTGAGCCAATCTACATTGGCTCGCATGAATCTTTTGTCGCGTGTCTTCGGACGACGCAAATCGGAACGGGTGGAGTTGGGACCGCCCCTAGTTCAAGGACCTCCCCAAGCGCAACCCAGCGAAGTGGTCAACCGCCTGCTCCGCGAGCGGGACGACCTGCGCCGGCAACTCAAGCACTCGACGGCCAAGGTGGAGTTTACGCCGGGGCGGGAGTTTGTGTGTGTGCTGCCGTTCTGTGCGGGGGACGAACACCGGTTCCGCGATCTTTTGCTGTGGATTTGCATGCTGGGACAGGTTCCGGCCCGCGTCCTGGTGGTGATACCAAAATCCTATCAGGCAAGCCCGCATATCCGTTCCTTGATCGAGGCCGCGTTTCTGGAGCATGAACTGTTATGGACGCCCTTCGACCTACCCAATGAGGCGTGGCCGATAGGCCCCAACTGGATGTTCCTGACGGCCGCCCAATACTGCCGTCGGAAGAACTATGACTTTTGGCTGAACGAACCCGACTGCATTCCGCTGGTGCCGGGCTGGTTTGAGGCCATCCGTGACGAGTATCGGGCCTGCGGCAAACCTTACATGGGGTTTGTGGAACCGGCCGGAGAGCAGCACGCATCACATGTGGCGGGCAATGCGTGTTATCACCATGGCGTGTTTCACCACCTGCAAGTGGATCATCTGTGGAAGGCGTGGGACGTGGCCATGGCGGAGGTGTTGCTGCCAAGGGCGCACCGCACCCCGCTGGTGCATCAGGATTGGGGCAAGAGGGATCATCCGCCCACGTTCCACACCGTGGACGACTTGCGGCGGATTCCCAAGGAGGCGGTGGTGTTCCATCGCAACAAGGACGGGAGCTTGATCCGGGTGCTCAGGGAGCAGCGGCAGATGGAACAGCGAAGGCGCGAAGGCGCGAAGGAAGATGGAGGTGTGAAGTGAATAGGCATTACAGCAAAAGTGACAAGGCGTCGGGCTGGCTGGCGGCGGGAACCCTGGGCTCTGCGCAAGGCGGCCAGCCGCCGATAATTCCGCCAACCAAGAATCCGTTGAAATACTACGTTAGAAACCCACATGTCATTGTGGGGCTGCCGAATAGAACATTGACTGCCATACTTGGCCGGGCGCTGGCTCGGATTGGGGATCTGGAAGCGGAGCTGAAAGCGAAAGCGGAAAGCGGAGGTGCCCAATGACCGTTCACACGTATCACGAGCCGGTGCCGGGGATGGACCGCACGGAGATCCTGAGCCTGTGGGCGGAGTCGTGGCGGCGGCATGGCTGGGAACCGGTGGTGCATTCCCGGGCCGAGGCGAGCGCGCATCCGCAGGCGGGCAGTTACGAGACGAGGATTACCGGCCTGCCGACGGTGAATCCCCGCGCCTACGAGGATGCCTGCTGGCGCCGGTGGTTGGTGGCCGCCCAAGTGGGTGGCTTCTGGTGCGACGATGACTTGGTGAACGTGGGCTTCACCGCCGAGGAGGCCCGCGACGGCATGGCGCAGCATGTCTGGGTGGAGCGGTTCCTTGCGTGGCATGACGGGGCGCATCCCAACGCCGGGCTGCTGCTGGGCACCCGCGGCCATTATCAGGACTTTGTGGACCGGGTGTTGTCCGGCGAGCTGCTGACGGTGGACTGCCTCAACGGCCAGCCGCACACGTCCGACATGTATCTGTGGCATCACTTTTGGCGGGCCGGGGTGACGCACGACGTGCGCGGCGTGATGGCCTGCTACGGCGTGCCCGCGGCGATGCACGCCCGGCTGATCCATTGCAGCTACGACGCCACCACCGCCCGCGGCGTGGACCGCGTGGCCGCCATCCGGGGACTGGTGCGGCCCCCGAAAGACGAATTTGGAAAGCAGGAAGACAGGAAGGGGAATGACCAATGAACAGGGACTTGCCGCTTCCTGCTTTCCTGCCTTCCCGATTCATTTGGTCTGCGCAATCCCACTTGCCACGGCCGGTGACCCGGCCTAAATTATGTCTGCCAATGTAGCAGGGGCCGCCAGCTCCCGCGCCTGAATCCTCGACAGGCGCATGGCACTTACCATTTCAGTCGCCCGCGGCTACACCTTCACCTCGGAGGTGCGGTTTGACGTGGACGACCTCAACGCCGCGGCGTTGCCGACCATCACGATTGCCGGGTCCGTCGGTTCCTCGGAACTCGCGGCGAGTTCGGTCAACAGCACGCACGTCAAGCCCGGTCCCATCGCCTACGCGCTGACCACGGGCAGCGCCAATGCCTACGTGGCCGCGCCGTCCCCGGGGCTGTCGGCCCTGACCGCCGGGGCGTGGCTGATCCTCAAGCTGAACTTCACCAACACCGGGGCCGCCACCCTGAACGTCAACAGCCTGGGCGCCGTCGCGCTCAAGAAGCTGGCCGACCAGGACGTGGAAGCGGGCGACCTCCGCAGCGGGGCCATGGTCGAAGTGCGTTACGACGGCACTTACTGGCAACTGGCCGAACCCAACCTGCCGGACCGTCTCTATGGCGAACTGGGCGGCACGGTGAACACCTACACCACCACGCTGGCCGGCATCACCATCGGCGACGTGAGCGACCTGACCGGCCGGGTGCTGGTGCTAAAGGTGGGCGCCGCCCTGACCAACACGGGCGCCAGCACGCTGAACGTCAACGGCCTGGGCGCGGTGTCCGTGCGGGCGCCCGACAATGCGGTGCTGTCGGCCGGGGCCCTGACCGCCGGCCGGTTCGTGGCGGTGACCTTCGACGGGGCGAACTGGCAGTTGCTGAACTCGACCAGCTTTACCCTGCCCAACGTGGGGCCCGGGGCTGGGGCCATTGCCTATCCCACGAGCATCACGCTGGACGTGAACGGCCGGGTGACCGCGGCCAGTGCGGGTTCGGCGCCGGCCAGCACGTCGGCCGCCATGGCGGTGTTTGATCCCAGTGGCGCGTTGACCAGCATCAACACGGTGAGCAGCGACGCCACGGCCGACACGGTGACGATCACCGCGCACGGCTGGAGCGACGGGCAACTGATTTGGTTCACGGGTGCCGGCATCGGCGGAACTACCGCCTACGTGCCTTATTACGTGGACGTGGTGGACGCCGACACGGTGAAGCTGCACACCACCAAGGCCGGGGCGCTTGCCGCCAGCCTGTCGGACCTGGTGAACATCAGCAGCACGGGCGCGGCCGTGGTCCAAGTCAATCGCTGGACCGCCAGCCCCTTCAGTGGCACGCCGAACAACATCGACGGGATCGTGAAGAACGATAGCACGAAGCAGTATTTCGTGGACTTCACCACGGCGCTGGCCAGTGCCAATTACAACGTCGCTTCCATCGCCACGGCGTTGTTGGGCGGTCCGGCCTATCCGCACCATCCCTACACGACCACCCCCACGACCGAGGGTTTCTGGATTGCCTGGAGCGTGCCCAGCGTGGGCGACGTGGCCAGCACCCGGGCCGCGCTGGAAGTCCGCCTGCTCGCATGAACTCCGACCTTCTCCAGTTCATCCGCGAGCACGGCACGCCCAAGCTCAAGGCGGCGCCCGAGGACACGCTGCGGCGTTACCTCACGCAGCGGCATGTCCGGTGCATCTGGTTGCCGGGACAGGCGCTCGGCATCGGCTGGTTCCAGGAGGATGGCACGCTCTACGTGGCCAACGTGATGGCCGTGGATGCCGACGCCACGGGCCTGCTGGTGCTGGAGTTCCGCCGGCAATATCCGTGGGTGGAGGAATTGCTGGCCGACCGCGTGCCGTGCTCGGAACGCAAGACGAACCTCAGCCATCCCGGCCGCCGCAAACTCTACTCCCTCGAATACGTGGAACGCCTCGCCCGGCTGTGCGGGCATCGCGCCAACCAGCCCACGGCCGACCAACTTTGTTTCGCATGACCCCTACCCACGTTTACCGCGACCGCCAAGGCGACCTGCACCTCGTGGTGCCGGAGTCCCCCCTGCCCGGCCGCGTGTGGATCTGCCGGCGCACGACCGACGGCACGACGCTTTACCTGCACGAGAGTTTGTTGGTGGCGGTTACGGACTGAACAGAAGGGAACGGAGACAACGAAGATGAAGGACTTCCTCAACCAAGAGTTTGCCGCCGGCCATGTCTGGCGACTCCGGGCACCCGCCGGCACGCGGTTCGACATGTCGCCCGACATCCAGGCCCGCGACGTGGCCGCCGAGACGGAGGCTTCGCTGGCCGCCACCGAGAAGTATTCGCCGCGACTGGGCGCCATCAACCGCCGGCAACTGGAGCAGACACTGCTGGGCTCGCCCGACGACGGCACCCGCGGCCTGCTCGACATCTACTTCGAGGACGCCAGCCCGACCGCCGCCCGGGCGGATCGAGAAGCCTCGACCGCGCAGCGCGAGCAGGACATTGCCGACGTGACGCGACTGGGGCCCGGCGCCGTGCAGGCATTCCGCGCTGCCAATCCCGAGCAGCAGGCCCTCATGCAGGCGCTCAACGCGAGCGCCCTGGAGGGCATCAGCGCCGGCCGGCAGCTTCCGCCGGGCATCCAGCGGCAGGTGGAGCAGAACCTCCGCAGCGCGCAGGCCGGGCGCGGCTTTGGCTTTGGCGCCAACGACGCCATCATGGAAGCCCTCGCCACCAGCGACGCGGGGGAACGCTACTTCCAGAACAACTTCCAGCGCGCCACGGGCATTGCCGGGCTGAACCAAGCCACGAGCGGCGACCCGTTCCAACTGGTGACCGGCCGGGCGAGCGGCGCCAATGCGGGCATGGGCCTGCTGGGCATGGGCAACCAGAACGCGCAGGGCACCACCGGCAGCATCTACGGCGGGGCCTCGAACATCCTCGACTGGAACGCCAACAGCCAGCGCGACGCCGCCGTGTCCAGCGCCAACAATTCAGCCGCGCTCGCGGGCGCCGGCATTTCCGCCGCGGGCTCAGCCCTGTGACCATGAACAACTACAACGCCACCCCGATGCCGCGGGGAATCCAGCCCGGCGCCGGCAGCATGACCAAGCCCATGTCCGAGGAGGATTGGGTGAAACGCATGGAACGCATGCAGGAACTGGGCGTGGCCGACGACAGCCTGCTGATGCGCGGCACCGAGTTTCGCCGGGGCCTGGCCGAACGCCGAGAGCAGTTCCGCGACGACGCCCGCGATTCGGTCCGGCAGGCGCTGGGCTTCAAGGCCAAGGATTCCGCCGCCCTTGGCGCCGCGGCCAAGAGCGCCGGCAAGAGCAGCCTCCTGTCCTCGCTGTGAAACGCTTCTTCCAACGCCGCTTCGGGTGTTACGGGCTCACGGTGCCGCTGGGCCGGGGCCGCCAGCTGGAACTGTGGCTGGCGCCGCGCCATGCCTTCATTCCGCGCCATGTCCACCCGCACATCCGCAGCACGCTGATCTTCCTGGGCGGACGCATGGCGTGGTGGCGCGACGAACTGCCCGGCAAGCTGATGACGTGGCGCCATTTCGGACGCGCCTTCGAGGTGGCCCCGCACTGCGCCCACGCTGCGATGACGTTTGGCTGGTTCGGCCTGTTCGCCAACTTCGAGCAATGGCTGCCCGGCGTGCCCATGACCAGCGCCGCCACGGATTTGGAACTGCGGGAAATCGGAGAGGACAATTTGGAAGGCAGGAAAGCAGGAACGGAGGAAGGCAAAAGCCTCTGCCAAGACGATGCAAGATGCTCAGAGATTGCCCGGAGGTGGCTGGCCGGTGAGTCGTTGCGGCACATTGCGGCGGCCGTAGGATGCAGCCGTAACACCGTCCCGGTAGTGATCCAGGAATTGAAGCGCCAAGGGAAGCTTCGCTGTTCGTTGCTGCCATGAACGTGCCGCCACTCTTCAACCTCTACCGCCGGGCCGCGATGAACCGCGACGATGCGTTCCTGTTCCTCATGGCCTTCCACGCGCACGCGCACCAGGTGGACGACGACATTGACGAGCCCGGCCGAAACCGGGTGAACGCCGTGGACCGCTGCATGGAGGTGGCCGTGCTGACCAACTGCGAATTTTGGCGGGCCAATCACATGGCGCTGGCCACCGTGCATGCGCTGATCGCCAGCCTTTACTCCACCAGCGTCATGGCGCCCACGAGCCCGCTGGCCAACACCCTGCGACTGAGCGGCAACCTGATGCCGCTGGCCGTCGCCTTCCTTTGCGGCGGCTGGGTCCACATGCAGGCCATCGCCGCCGACCTGTGGCCCATCGTCGCCCGTGACCAGTTGACCCCCACCGCTGCCTGACCATGACCTACCAGCCCACCGTTACCGATCGCACCGGGGAATTCCTGTTCCGCGGCATCACCGGCGCCGCCGATTCTCTCGCCGACGCCGTGAAGCAACGCAAGCAGCAGTCGCAGAAGGCGTCGTCGCTGCGGAAGACCATCGGCATCTACAACCCCGAGCTGAAGGACGAGGTGCAGACCATGGGCCTCGCCGACCTCGAAGGCTACGTGGCCGGCATCGGCATGAAGGCGGCCAAGGACAAGCTGGCACAGGACCAGTCGAACAAGGACCGGGAATATAACCTGTCGAAGGTGTATGCCGACCTGCAACAGGGCCAGATGAACCGGGCCAACGAACGCGACGCCGCGGGGCAACGCTTTACCCAATCGCTCGCCAGCCTCATGGGCACCGGCGGCGGACCGAGCATGGACTTCGCCAACACGCTGGCCGGCGAACCGCAACCCGCCCGCGACGTGGGCCTCGCCGACATCGTGCAGGCCGCCGGCCAAAGCGGGCTCACGCTCGAACCCACATCGCTTGCGCAACTGCTCCGGGCGGAACAGATGGGGCAGCGGGGGAATGCGGGGGCCGAGCTGGCCTTCCAGGAAGATCCCGTGACCGGGGCGCGCGTCGCCACGTTTGGCAACAGCCTGATTCCCACCGGCACCAACCCGGCCAAGCAGCAGGCGCAGGCCGTGGCGGTGACCGACAGCGAGGGCAACGTGATCGGGCAGGCGATTCCCGGGCGCAACGGCATGCAGTTGGTCCGCACTCCGGCCAAGGGCGTGGATCCCAAGACGCGGGTGAATGCCATCCTCGCCCAGCTCAAGGTTGAATCCAACCTGCCCCGCCGCCAGAAACTGACGGAGGAACTGGACGGCCTGCTGAACGGCACTGCACCGGCCGCCGCCCCCACCGCGACCGGCGCGGTCAACGACCCCCTCGGACTGTTCAACTGACCCATGAGTGACCGCCTCATTGACCGGGTGCGCGCCAAGTATCCGCAATATGCGGACGTGCCCGACGACAAGCTGACCCTCGCCATTGGCACCAAGTTCCCGGCCTACCTGGAGCGCGACGCTAAGTTCGCCGCCAACTTCGAGGCGTTCGGCCAGATGCAGGCCAACAACCAAGACACCGCCGCCCGGTCCGGGTTCTCCGGCCAGTTGGAGGGGGTGATCAACGCCGCGCACGAGGTGGGGTTTGACGCCGCCCGCGCCGTGGACCGCGAGGTGATCCAGCCGCTCACCGGGGGCACCGCCGCCGAGTGGGCCGCCGCCGTTCCCGAGGCCGCCAGCCTCATGCTGCGCCAACCGCTGCGCGAGGCCGGTAAGGTGTTCTCCACCGCCGGCAATCTGCTGGCCGAGGACGTGCGCAAGGTCACCGGCCTGACTTCCCTCGACCCCGCCGGGCCCGTCGCCCAAGGTTTGCAGGACGTGGGCCGGTCCGCTCCCGTGCTCGGCGCCAGCATGGCGTTGTCGGCCTACGGTGTGCCGCCCATGGCCGCGTTCGGCGGGCCCATGGCCGCGCAGACCTACGGCGAGACGGGTGATCCGCAGGCCGCGTTCCAGGCCGGCGTGATGGGCGCCGCGATTCCGGCCGTCGCCCAGGCGGGCAAGTCGCTGGCCGTGGGCGTGAACCGGCAACTGATCCAGCGCGGGCTGATGTCGCCCGGCGCCACGGCCACGCAGAAGGCGGTGGAAGTGCTCGGCTCGCAGGGTGCCGTGCAGGTGTTCATGGAAGGACTGCGCCTGCCGGAATACGCGGCGCTCGACCCGCAGCAGCGCAAGGAGGCCATCCTGCGGAACCTCGTGGCCAACACGGCGTTCCTGGCGCTCGACGTGCCGGGCTTCCGGCGGTCCCTGCCGAGCGAGACGCAGGCCAGGCTGAGCCCGGCCGAGCACGTGGCCGTGGCCCTGCGCGATGCCGCCAACCACCCCGAGGTGATCGAGGCCCTGCGCCAGAGCGCGGACGAGATTGCGCTGGCCGCCACGCGGCCCGAAGCAGGGAGCGGGGAGCAGGGAGACGGGCCGCTGTTCCGCCGCGAGGCGCCGCTGGGGGAGGTCGGGCCGGGGTTTGAGGCGCCAAAGATGGTTCGACTCTACCGCGGAGAAACCAAACCCGGGCCGCCGTCGTGGGGGCGTTCCGGTGAAATTGATCGGGCCACGTTTGAGCCGCCCGAATTCCGGGGGCGCTGGTTCACGCCCGACCCGGACGTGGCCAAGCCCTACGCCAGAGCCGCCCACGATCCCGATGGGCGGATCATTTATGTCGATGTGCCCGAGGCGGACTTGGAAGCCTACCGGGTTGTGAATGTGCCGGGGGCGCGCAAGCACAGCCTTCAGCCGCGCAGTGAATTTGTGCTGCCGCCGGAATTGGTTCGCCGGGCCCGGACGTTGCCAAAGGAACAGCCGCCCGGCCGCGCCGCGGCAGTGCCGAGGGGCGAGTTCCGAATTCCGAATGCGGAGCCGGGGCGCCCGCTCGACCCGTTCGCAACGGACCAAGGGGCGACGGAGAACGTGCCGGCGGAAGGCATCGACGTGGTGGGCATGGGGCGGCGGGTGGAACAGCAGACGCCGGAGACATTGCCCGGCACCCGGTCGGTCGCGCAACGCATGGTCAACGCCGAGGATCGGTTCCTGGAGTTTGCCATGCAAACGGCCGGACTGACGCAAGAGCAGGCAACCACGGCGCTGGCCGAGTATCGCAAGGCCAAGGCCATCAAGTTCGACCCGGTGGGCGGTCAATTCGCCTTCACGCATGGCGGATTTGCCGAAGCTGAGGTGTTGCGCCGCGCCGCGGGTGTGGCGAGTGCTGAAGCTCCCGCTGTGCCGGCCGCGGAATCCATGACCAAGCCGGCCGAGGTGCGACCGGCAGAGCCGACTGAGCCGGCGCAGGCTCCCGCCGCGGCGGCGCCGGCCATGCAGGGCGGCATGGATAACCTGCGGTTTGTCAGTGAGGTGGTGAAGCGCGGCCGGGCTGGCAAGGGCAAGCCGCTGGTGACCGATGCCAAGGACGCCAAGGCCAAGCTGATCGGTGAGCTAGGGAAGGCGGTGGAGGCGGCGCCGACAATGCAGGACACCGACAACCCGAGGCAGAAGGTCACCATCGAGATTCCCGGGGATGGCACGTTGACCGTCTGGAACACCAAGGAACAGTTGGGCCAGTTGCTGGGCCGGGCCAAGCGGTTGGAAACGGGGGCGTCCGTTTCGGGCAAGGCGCCCGTGGCGCGGGCGGCCAAGATGGATGTGGTCCGCGTCATTGAGGATGCCCGCAAGGTATATGGCGACCGCCGGGCGGCCGACGTGTTGCAGCGGCAGGCTGAAGACATGGAGCTGGAGATCGAACCTAAACAGCGTGAGCTGTTGGCCGAGGCGGCCGTCCGATTGAGGAATAGTCTGCCGCCGGAGCCGCCTCCTGTGGCGGCGCCAGCAGAACCGCCGCCCGCACTAAATGCGCCGCCGAAGGAAGGTGTAGTTGCACAAACGGAACCTGCCCGGCCGTCCAAGCCGGTGTTGGGTGGCAAGGTGGACTTCCTGATTCCGGCTCGAATTTCAGGCAATCCGGCGGTGAAGCGGTCCGGGCAAATGGTGACGTTGCCAGCAGATCCGGCGCACCAATATGTGGTGGCGGCCGATGGCAAAACGTGGGCGGTCTACGAATACACAACCGGGCAGCGGCCGGGTGACACCTACGCCAAGACGCGAGCCGGAGCAATTGCCAAGGCTGAGGCCAACATTGAGAAGGCTGGCGGTTCAGCGAAGATGGCCGAGCTGATCGGTGGGCGGGAGCGGATCAATGAAGATACTGTCGGGGAAGCGAAAGGCGGCGCCGCCGGTTCCCCGCTCGAAGCTCAAGGACAGTTTGGCCTGCCCGCGTTGCCGGCGGGCACCGCCACGGCCGTGCCGAGCAAGCGCATGGTGGTGACCATGGAGCGGCTGGTGCCGGGCTTCACTACCGTGGCCAAGATCGAGGCCCGCCTGTCGGCCATCGTGGACGTGGCCCGCGGCATTGCCGATGCCTCGCCGATCCGCAGCGCCCGCCTGTCGAAACGGTATGCCGGCGTCTACACCACGCCGAGCCGCGTGATCCGCATGTGGGACCGGCTGAACCTGCCGACCACGGCCCACGAGGTGGCCCACGCCCTGGCCGACGCGCTTTACGCGACCACTTCGGTGGGCAAGGTGCGCGGTATTCCCCCGGCCGCCGGCCGCGAGCTGGTCGCCCTGGGCAAGGCGCTCTATGGCAAGACCCGGCCGAATGCCGGCTACGCGGGCGAAGGCTGGGCCGAGCTGGTGTCGGATTACCTGACGACCGACGACATCGCGAAGCGCGCCCCGAACGCCACGGCGTGGCTGGAGGGCACGGTGATGCCCGCCTTTCCCGAGGTGGCCGCCGCGATGCGACAGGCCCGCGCCGAGATCGACGTGTGGCGCGGCATGGGCGCCCGGGAGCGGATGCGCGCCCAGACGGGCCAAGCCGACGGCAAGCTGGCCCGGCTGCGCCAGGAGCTGGGCAAGTATGCGAGCCGCGAGGGTTTCGTGGAACAGTTTGCCCCCTACGAGGCGCTGGGCAAACGCTTCAAGGCGGTCGCCGGCCGGGCGCTGCGGGCCGACGAGGATCCATTCCAGATTGCCACCGCCCGGCGCGGGCAGGCCGGGGCCATCCTCGCCTACATGGCCGACGAGGGCATGATTGATCCCGCCGGCAATCGCACGGGCGGCCGGTCGCTGCGGGAGGCCTTGGCGCCGGTGACCAAGGGCTTGCGGGCCGACCAGGTGCTGGCCCGGAACCGGCGCGCCGCGGACTTTTGGTCTTACCTGTGGAGTCGCCGGGCCATTGAACGCTGGGGGCAGGACAAGAACCCGGGCATTTCGCTGGCCGACGCGCAATACCTGCGGCAGACGCTGGAGACGCCCGACTTCCAACTGGCCGCCAGCCGCTACTACGAATGGTGGGACGGGGTGCTGGATTACCTGGGCGCCTCATCGCCGGCCAACGCGGAGTTGGTGAAGCGCATCCGCAACGGGTCGCGGGATTACGTGCCGCTCGCCCGTGTGCTCGACGCCAACCAGTCGCGTCCCGGCGAGAATCAGGGCGTGGGCGGGGCCTTGCGGCGCATGCGGGGCAGTTCGCTGCCGGTGAAGGAGCTGGACGTGCAGACCTTGCTGGCGGCCGAGCAGGTGATTTCCCGGGCGCACCGGGACCAGGTGATGGAATCCATCTTCCACCTGGCCCAGCAGCCGGGCATGGGCGGCATGATCGAGGAGGTGCCGCGGGCGCAGGTGAAGGAGCAGGTGAACGTGGAGAAATTGCGCCAGCAACTCGAAGGCATGGGCGTGGACACCACAAACATTCCCGCCGACACCCTGTTGGAATACTACACCGGCGCGGATTCGCCCAAGGGCTCGGACCCCATCGTGGCCCGCAAGGTGAACGGGGAAACGAAGTGGTATTTCGTGCGGCCGGACCTGTTTGGCGCGCTCGAAGGCATCCAGCCGGCCCGCCTGCCGCTGGTGGCCGACCTGTTGCTCGGCGTGCCGGCGCGGACCTTCCGGCTGGGCACCACGGGCTTGCGGCCGGCCTTCTCGCTGTTCACCAATCCGGCCCGTGACCTGCAAACCTTCCTGATGCAGAGCACGGCCGGCGCCAATCCGCTCCGGCGGGTGGCCGAATACTTCGGCGCCCTGGGCGACGTGGTGAAGTCGGGCCTGACGCGCCAGCCGTCGGCGTATCGCGACCTGTTCGACCGGCTGGGTGTGATGGCCGGCCAACCGCTCGGCGGCGACGTGGGTTTCGCCCGGCGCGAGGCCAAGGGGCTGTTTCATGGCAAGGTGTTCAAGCGGGTCACGGCGCCGATTGAGACCTTGCGCGAGTTGCTGAGCTTCACCGAGGCCGTGCCGCGCATCGCGGAATTGCGGCTGCGCTCCAAGGAATTGGGCTGGTCACCGGGCCAACCGTTGACGCCCGAGCAGGCGCTGGCCCTGACCATCGCGGCCAAGCGGGTGACGACCGACTTCTCGGCCGGCGGCAGCTACGCCAAGCTGTGGTCGCAGGCCATCCCGTTCTTCAACGCCAACATCCAAGGCACCCGGGGTTTCCTGCGGACGCTTCAGGAACGGCCGGCGCAGGCGGTGCTGTATGGGTTTTCCATGTTCACGGTGCCTGCGCTCTACGCGTGGTGGCAGAACAAGGACGAGGACTGGTATCGGGCTTTGCCCTGGCGGGAGCGTTACCTGTATTGGAACGTGCCCGACGGCAACGGGAACGTGTATCAGATTCCCCGGCCGCCGGAGTGGCAGAACGCCTTCGCGGTGATCCCCGAGGCGCTGCTGGATGCCGCGCACCGGGACAATCCCGAGGCGGTCAACGCGGCTTTCGGTCACGTGTTTGCCACGGTGAACCCGTTTGACCTGCCGGTGGTGGGCAAGATCGCGTGGGAGCAGGCGCGCAATCACATGGACTTCTTCGACCGGCCCATCGTGCCGCGTGCCCAGGTGGACCTGCGGCCGGGCGAGCAGTCGGGCCCCTACACCTCGTGGCTGGCGACGACGCTCGGCCGGGCCTTCCCGGACAAGGTGAGCCCACGGCGCGTCGATCACGTCATTCGCGGCGTCGGCGGTGGGGCGGCCTCGGATACCGTGGCCGGCCTGGAGCAAATGCTGGGCTTGCGTCCCGGATCCACGCGGCAGGAACCCTCGGAGCTGCCCGTCGTGGGCAAAGCCTTCCGCCGCGGCGGCGAGTTCTCCGCGGTGAACCGGCAGATTTCGGAGCTTTACGACCTGCATTTCTACTGGCAGGCGCGGGCCCGCAACAAGGAGCTGGCGCCCCACCTGCGCGCCTTTGCCAACATGCTGGAAGGCCGGATGGAAAGCGTCCGCCTCGCCCAACGCATCGCCGAGCAGACCGAGGACCTGCGCGCCCGGCAATCGGTCTATCGCGACCTGACCAAGCTGGCCGACACGCTCCTGACCGAAGCCAAAGCCGCCAAATTCCTGCCCACGCAGCAGTGATCTGTTAACGTATCTTGCCACGTATCACGGCCGAAGGTGGCCTAGGCTCGCCCTGCGGTGCAGGCAATTACAACGCCACCGCGCCAGCCTCGAAATCAGGAGATGGGGTAACCCATCCGGGGGTTCGAATCCCTCCCCTTCCGCCATGATTTGCAAGGGGTTGCAGCGGGAAACCGTTGCAGCCCTTACGCTTTCAAGTGGTAGCGGCTGATACGTTGGACCGTATCGCGGCGGGGTCGGTGTGAACTTTGGTTAACTCTGGCGGACGGTTGGTGATACGGTCGGACGTATCTTGTAGCGTATCAGCAGAGGGGGCGAAGGCGACCAGGTTGGAGGCGGCGGCCGGGCGCAGGAGTTGCCACGCGGGGGCGGTGCCGTCGGCGGGGAGCCAGTCGAGGCGGCCGGTGCCGCGGATGTCGCCGGGGTCGCCGTAGATGCGCACGACGATCTTCTCGCCGCTCCGGTGGCCGAGGTGGCTGGCGATGTCGCTGTCGTTCAGGCCCTGACTGCGGCGCACGCTGACGTAGTAGGCGCGGGCGGCGTGGCCGGTGCGCGGGGGCAAGCCCAGCGCGGCGCAAGCGGTGAGCAGGTCGCGGCTGAGGGTGTCGCTGTCGCACGGGCCGGTGCCGGCGTTGTTCGGGAACATCCACGGGCAGCCGGCGCCAAAGCGCTCCAGGGTGAACACGCGCCACACGTCGAGGAAGTCGCCGAGCGTCGCGTGGATCTCCACGCCGGGGTTGATGCCGTGTTTCTCCCGTTGCACGGCCAGCAGCCGGCGGCCGTTGGCGTCGGTGAATTGTTCGCCGGGGGCCCGGTGTTTCGGGCTGGGGCCCTGCGCGTTCCATTGCAGGAAGCCGTGTTCGCCGGGTCGCAATCCGGTCATCGCCGCAAACAGGAGCCGGGCGCCACTGACGATGGCGGCGGGCCGGCCGAACAGATGGCGGGCAAGCTGGTGAAGTTCCTCGTCGGTGTCGGGCTGCTTGGCGTGGCAGTGGACGATGGACTTCGAGGAGCGGAAGCGGGGGCGCTGGGCAAACGGGTTGTGGCCGAGGCGTTCGTCGGCCACGGCCCAGCGGCAGAGCTGGGCGAGGGCGTTTAGTTCGAGGTCCACGGCGCGGCTGCCCTTCCCCTGCCCCGAGCGGGCCCCGGCGGCGACCTGGGCGCAGCGGCTGGCGTGGTAGTCGCGCATGGTGCGTTGGGTGACGGCGGCGGGATCGTGGCTGCCCCACCATTTCAAGGCGGTTTCGAGGAATGGCAGGAGGGCGGCGCGGGCGGCGGGTGAACGCGGGGCGAAGGCGGCGCCGTCGCTGTCGGGGTCGAGGCCGGGCATTCCCAGTTCAAGCCAATCGGCGGACAGTTTGGCGAGGGTGAGGTTGGCCCGGTAGGCGACGCGGGCCCGGGCGCGGGCGAAGGGGTCGCGCTCCTGGCTGGTGGCGGTGAGGTGGTCGAGGGCGTTGCGGATGGCGGCCACAATGCCGTCGGGCGTCCACACGGGCGGGCCGTCGAGGGGCGACACGCGGCGCCAACTGGTGGGGGTGCGCAGATACCAGGGCGCGGCCGAATCGGGCCCGGCGCCGGGGTGTTTGCGAAGCGCTCCATCCAGCAATCCGGCGCGGTGTTTGGCGAAGGCGACCTTGAGCGGGCGCGCTTCGGGGGGCTCGGTGCGGGCGGTGATTTCCCAGCCGTGGCCGGGGTAGGCGGGAATCTTCATGGCGGGGAGAATTTGGAAGGCAGGAAATCAGGAAAGGCGGGACCGCTGAAACCGCTTGGCCAGTCGCAGGTGAATCAAGGCTTTGCGGCGGGCCTCGCGGGTGTCGGCCCAGTCGGGCAGCGGGTCGAGGCCGGCGGCCATGCGTTGCCATTCGTGCGCGTGTAGGGCGTGGGTGGCGGGATCCACGCCCATGGCGGCGGCGAGACGGGTGTGGCGGTAGAAGGTGATCATGGCAGGAGCGAGGCGGCCACGGCGGCGTCGATGGCGGGGCCGAGTTGGGGGCGGGTGGTGCCGGCGGCTTGGGCGAGGCGCTTGGCTTCGCGGCGCAGGGCGGCGGCGGTGGCGGGCAACACGTTGGTGCAGATCATCACCTTGCCGGAGGGTTTGCGGCCGGCGCCGGGGCGCGGGCCGCCGTGGGTGGTGGGGTGTTTCATGTCAGCTTGTCTTTTTGACCGACAGCGTTCCATGGAATCCGCCGTTGATCTTCGCGGCCTTGTCGCAGGCTTCCTGCTTCGTCTCGGCCTTTATGTTTTTGATCGTCATGCGGCTTCCGTCCTTTGGTGTCCTGACAATGACGGTGAATCGGTTCATTTTGTGATGGGGTTCACGGGGCCGGGATTGGCGCCGACTTCGCCCGCGGCCATCTGGCCGGGGCGCGTGTCGGGGTCAAGCGATGGCGGGCGCGGGAGTGGTGCTGTCGATTGCGCTGCGCAGATTGACAGCGATTTCGTCGGCCAGAGCGGCGTAACGCGAGCCGCTAAGCGAGCGGTGAAACGCGCTGACGATGTTGTGGCGCTGGAACGGTTGCCGCAGCCAGAGCTGGGCAAGGGCCGGATCGAGTTCGGCGATCAGTTCGCCGGCGCGGATGATGGAGGGCGTATTCATGTTGTGCGGTGGCTGGGTGTTAGTCTTCGCTGGTCAACATGATGGTGATAACGGGCGCGGCGGTGTCGCCGGGGCCGATGCGGGCCCAGAGCTTGATGATCTCGTGCTTGCCGTCGCCCTTGGCGTCCACGCTCAGCACGAACCAGACGCAATCCTCGCCGGGCCGTGCGGCTTTGGCCGCCCGCTTGAACAGATAGAGAACATCCCAGAGGCGGCCGGCGAAACTCTGCCCGCCGGGCAGACTCAGGACCTGCTCGCCGGTGCCGGTGCCGTCGTCCACCCATTCGCCGCCGGTGCTGATGGTGGCCTCGAAGGCGCCCATGGTGAGGCAGACCGGGAATTTGATGCCGGATTCCCGGAACTCGGGGGAATCGGTGACATCCACGAGCACGCCGTCGGCGATGGCTTGGGCGCGGGTGTAAACGGAGATGGCCGGGCCCCAGAATTCGTTGCGCGGGGCGGCGGGAGTGGCGAGGATTTGGCGAGACATAACTTGTGGTTCTTTCACTGGTTTTGTTCAGGCCGTCGGCGGTGTTCTAGCACTGTCGGCGGCCGTTTCGTGGGTAGGTTTAGCGCGTGGCGTCTTGAATGTCAATAGACAAATTTGGAAGGCAGGAAAGCACGAAGGGCGCCGTCACTCCATTTTGACGCGGACCGCCTGGAATTCGTCGTCGCGACCGAATGCAACAACCTTTCCGGCGCAGAGTTGAACGGTGTAGCCATCGGCAAACATGGGATGATTGGGGTTGAGTGGCGGCGCGTAGCGGCCGCTGAGCTGGTAGCGCAGCAGTTCGCAGCCGTCGTGCGCGCTGGTGCTCTTGGGCCGCCCAAGGATTTGGATGACTTCGGCCTTGCTCATGCCGGTCGAAATGTCGCTGAGCTTGCGCGAGCTGGTTACGCAGCCGAGCAGGAGGAGGGCAAACAGCGAAGGCGCGAAGGCGCGAAGGGTGGGGAGGTTCATTTGTTGTGGTTCTTGGTTTTGTAGGGCGTTTCGATTTCTTTCAGGACCATTGGCCCGCGGTCGGCCACGTCGGCCCGCGCCAGTTGCACGAGATAGGCGCTGCGAGACAGGCCGAGCTTGGCCGCCCTGGTGTCGAGCTGCGCCAGTAGCTCCTTGGGGAGCGAAATGCTGACTTGTGTTTGTTCGGCGGCGCGGACTCCGGGTGGCATGGGTGATGGATACACTGTGATTTACCGGCCGACAAGCAAAAGTGATTGACACTAATAAAGTGTGATACACTATCGCAACCGTGAAGCAGACGAAACGCTCTCCGGGAATGACGCAAATTTCGATCACGGTGCCCGTGGACCTGCTGGGCGTCGTTGATCGGCTGGTCGAGTCGGATGACACGGACCGCTCAAAGTATTTCCGCCGACTGATGCGCCGCGACGTGAAGCGCCGGGCGCCGGCCTCGGCTCAACCTGTGACCACGGAGGCGGGAGCATGAACACGGAGCCTGTCCGCGGCAACGCGGCACCTTGTCCGCTGGTGGACCGCGGAACGCTGAACGGAGGAAAGATGACCCAGACAGCCGGAGAGACGGCATTTGATTTTGTGCCGGCGCGGTCCGGGTTTGCGCGTGGTTCCACCGAATTCGCTGTCGGTGGGATTGAGGGGATTGAGGAAGGGCCGCGCCGGTCCATTTTTGCCCGTCGGAATCGGTTTCGACCGGGCGTCCTCGGCAACCTGCTGGCGCGTGCCGGCCAACTGCGGAGGGTGGCTTGAGCGCGGCACCTTTCCCGGCGCGGATGTTTTTGGCCTTGTCGGTGTTCCTCGGTGTGCGGGCCTGCGTGTGTCGCTCGGCGGGCGTGCTGGGCCGGGGCACGTTGGCGTTTGATGCAACGGGGCGTTTTGCGGCCGGTGGGCAGACGTTTGCTGACTCGGAGGTGGCATCCATCACGGTGGAGCGCGATTTGGTGACGATTCACCTGGGGGACCTCGCATGATCTGCCGGCTTTGTCATGCGGACCACGACGGCCCGGCGCTGTGCCCGGCGTGCGTGCGGGATTTGTCGGCGGTGTATTGGGGCAGCGGTGGGCTGCGCACGGTTGATTTTCCACGAATTTCCGGGGCTGGCCGCTCGGCCGGCGATTTAAACAGCGGGCGGCCTGCAATTGGCCGCGCCCAGCATGCGACAGAACGGACCGCTGAGGCCGTCTCTCCCTCCTAACCCACCAAGCCCAGCCCCGGCACCTTTTTCATGTCGACCCACCGCGCCACCGCCAAGCCCGCCGCAGCCCCGGAGATCCCGGCGCGGTTGCGCCTGCTGACGGTCGCCCAGGTGGCCGCGGCGCTGGCGGTGTGCCGGCACACGGTGCGGCGCTGGATTGCCCGCGGTCATTTTCCCGGCGCCATCGTGCTGCCGGGCGGTGATGTGCGCGTGCCATTGGCTGAGCTGGAGCGGTTCCAGCAGCGGCAGGCGCTGGCGTTTTTGCCGGAGGAGGCTGTCGGATGAGTCGTCCCGCACCCCGAGCGCAGCGGCTGACGGCCGAGGATCTGGCGGAGCTGGTGAGCGAGCAGCCGGCGCTTTTTGCGCTACCGGCGGTCGAGGATCGGGAGCTTCAGCGGAGCGCGGCGCGTTTTACGGGCAAGATCGTGTGCCGAGACGACGCGAGGTGCGCGGAGATTGCCCGGCGCTGGCTGGTCGGTGAGTCGCAGCGGGACATTGCGGCCGCCGTGGGGTGCAGCCGGAACACCGTGCCGGTCGTGCTGCGGGAATTGGAGCGGCAGGGGAAGCTAGAGCCACTTAAAGACTTGGTGCTGCGCGACTTGGGAGAGGCGGTGCGCGAGCAAGTCGCGTGGAACAAGGACCTGATCGCCGCCCGCAAAGTAACCAGCGAGGCCGCCGCGATCCTGAAGGCGGGATGGGTTGGGGCTGGGGTGTTTCTGGACAAAGTGTCGGGGCCGCAAATCCACCTGCACGCGCACGAGCACCGGGTTGCGCCGGTGGGTGAAGACCTGGCCCGGCAGTATGCAGAGCAGCTCCGCAACCTCTCGGCTGATGTTGAATCAGGTGGGCAGGCGTTGATTTCCAACGGTTTGCGCGGTGCTGATACGTCGGACGATACGACGGGAGCGGTGATCGAGGTCGGCCAGGTGGGTGGCGACGGCGGATCGGGCGGCGCGGTGAGCGCGGCGGGAGCGGGAGCGGACACCCCGGGGGGGGGGTCGCGTTCGGGCGCGGGTGCTGGGACGAACGATGGAAACTGATCGGGATACTTTTATGCCAAATGGGCCAACCAATTTCACGGTGCCGGAGCGCGAAGTCCTAGAACGCACGGGCATCAATCGCCGCACCCTCCGCGAAAACCGCGGTGCGCCCGGCGCGTGGTGGGTGCTGGGGCCGAATGGCCGGGTGATGTGGGCCGAAAGCGGCATTTCGGCGCTGCTCGAAAAAGTCGCCGGGCAGGCCGCCACCGCGGAAAACCCCGCGCCGGCTGTCCTGATACCCCCGACGGCGGAAAACGCGCCCAGCGAGGCGCCAGCAAGCGCCGTGGAGGCTTTGGAAGTGTGGCGCACGACGGGTTACCCGAACACGGCGTTGATCCTGTGCAAAAAACCCGGCGAACCGGCGACCCCGGCGACCGCGTTGCGGGTGCAGGTGGGCAAGGGGCGCAACACGCTGTTCGCCGCGGGCATGCGGGTGCTGGCCCGGCTGCGGTTTGGGCACACCGACTACTACGATTTTGAGGGCAACCCGGAAAACCCCGGCGTGGGGGCGCGGTTTCCGCGCTGGCCGGGCCGCTGGTGACGACTTTCGCCGCTGGGACCGGCTTTAACCCGGCTCAGGAGTGGATACCAGACCGCAGGTGGTTTGGTCCCGGCGGCAAACTGAAATCTGACATGGCAAAACAAGGCAATCACACCCGCATGCTGCGGCGGCGCTCGACCGTTCCGCCGGCAACGCCGAGCGTCATCGAGGAACTGGGCGGCTTGTCGGCCGTCTTCAAGCTGACGGCGGCGCTGCGGTGCCCGGCGCCCGTGGAGGCCGCTCCCGGGGCCGTGCCGGCGTCGCTGCGGGCGGCGGTGTGCCGGCCCCAGCGCAAGCCCTGGAAGGTCACCGTGGCCCTGCGGCGCGAGATTTGGCGGCTGCACGGCAAGGGCCTGTCGCAACGCCAGATCGCGCTGGCCGTCGGGCTGTCGAAGTCGAAGTGCCAGAAGGTGCTCAAGACGCCCGAGGCGCCCCGGAGCGAACGGCAGGAAAAACGCCGCGCCCTCGCCGCCCAGGCCGCCGCGCTGCGCGGGCAAGGCTATGGCCTGAACGAAATCGGCCGCCGGCTGAAGGTCCACACCGACACCGTGCATCGGCTGCTGAACGAACACCACAAGGCCAAGGCATGATCTCCCAGCAAAAGCTTTCCGGCTCCGTAAACCTCGTGCGCGCCCTCGCCGGGCACGACCTGTGGTTCACCGAGAAGTTCTGCCGGCAGGCCGCGCTGGTGGACCTCCTGTTGCTCGCCAATACCGAGGACACCACCGCGCCCGCCCGGGGCGGCACCCGCGTCGACGTGGCCCGCGGTTGCGTGGCTTACAGCATCCAGAGCCTTGCCCGACGCTGGCAATGGTCCGACGTGAAGGTGAGCGGCTACCTGCGCGAACTGGCCCAGCACGGCGTCGTCAAGACCGCCAGCAACGCTAACGGCACGGTGATCCGGTTCGTGAATTATGACACCTACAACCCACCCCATTCCGAGGCTGACTTGGCAGGTGACTTGGCAACTGAATTGGTAGCTGAAACGGCACCTGACTTGGCGGCTGGATTGGCAACTGACTTGGCACAGAGTAGGAGTAGGAGGAATTACATAGGACAAGAGGGGGAGTTGGAGAAATCCCCCCTACCCCCCAAGGGGGCCGGGGAACAAGGCCCCGAGCTGCCCAGCCGCGAGGAAGTCCTGGCCTACTGCGCCACGGTCGGCCTAGGGCCGATTCCCGCCGACTTCGCGGCCACCCGGATCGCCGACTACGACGGCCGGGCCATCGGCTGGCCCCGAAACTGGCGCCGCGCCCTGCTGAGCGACTGGCTGAATCCGTTGCGCCGGGCCGAGTTCACCAAGGCGATGGCGAAAAACGGCGCCGAAAAAACGCCGGCCAAGACGGTGAGCGCCAGCGTGCGCGCCATCGCCACCCGGGACGAGCTGGAGACGATGCAGGCCGACCTCGACCAGCTTCCCCACGACGACTTCCGCAAGGCGCAGCAGGCCAAGCTCGACGCCCGTTGGCGCGAGCTGGAGGCGCTGGAGGGGGGCAAGTAGGGCACGAAGATGAATCTGGAAAACAGGAAGGCAGGAAGCGGAAGCGGGAAGGTGTTGGGCCATTGGTCATTGCTCATTGGTCATTCCTTTCCTGCTTTCCTGCCTTCCAGATTCAAATGACCCATGAACACGGGACCGACATGGCATCGGGTGAGTTTTGGGGTGGTCACGGTGCGGACCGATCCCGAGCAGCCGGAGGCGCGGCGGTGGCGGTGGCGCAATGCGGGCGGGCAACTGCGGCTGATCTCGCCCCGGGGCCGCGAGCGGCTGTTCCGGCTGGGGCGCCCCGCCCGCGGCGCGTGGATGTCCCGCGTGCCTCCGGAGCCGAGCGCGGAGCCGGCGGAGAATTTGGAAGGCAGGAAAGCAGGAACATGATTCGCGTAAACAGCTATTTCTCGGGCGCTGGTCTGATGGACTTGGGCCTGCACCGTGCCGGGCTTGAGGTCCAGCAATCGTTCGAGCTGAACGAGACCTGCTGCCAGACGTTGCGCCGCAATTTCACACACGACGTTCGGCAGACGGACATGGCCGCGAAGCTGGCCGCGGACGAGCGGCCAGCCGATGTGTTGGTGGCCACCTACCCCTGCACGAAATACAGCCCCATCGCCGACATCCATGGCACGCGCACGGGCGATGAGCTGTTCCTGCACTTCTTCCGGCATCTGGCCCTTCGCCGACCCGAGGCATACGTGGTTGAGAACGTGCCGGGCATGCGAAAATTCCCGGTGGTGATGGAGGCAATGACCGCCCTGCCCGATTACTTTGTGAACGTCTTCTGCCCGGTCAAAAGCTGCACGTGGCTGCCCCAGCGGCGGGATCGGCTTATCATCTTGGGCAGCCGGCGGAACTTTGCGTGGCGACTGCCCGAGGCCAAGCGGCGCGTCACCCTGGCCGAGATCATCGAGGACCGGCCTGTTACTGACCTGCCCGACTACGTGGCGAAACGGCTGCGGGGTGGTTATCGCGACCGGCCGATTATCTCCGACCCGGCCCGCGACGAGCTGGCTCCGACCTGTGTCGCTCACTACGCCAAGGATGTGAGCACAAGGATGGTGGCCGATGCCCGTTATCCCGGTGGGGCGCGGCCCTACACGGTCCGCGAGTATGCCCGGCTTCAGGGAGTGCCCGACACTTTTACCTTTGCGGGCACAGAACGCGATGCCTACCGGCAGATTGGCAACGGTGTTTCCGTTCCGGTGGCTGAATGGGTGGGCCGGGAATTGATGAGGTATTTCGCATGAGTGACTTTGACACAGCCTATGAAGCCCCTGCCCCGGCGCGGCGCGGCGCGACCCCGGCCGCGGGCGACCGTCTGCCGCCGAATTCGCCGGACGCGGAGGCGGGCGTGCTGGGGTGTTGCCTGCTGGCGCCGCAGGACGCGCTCCCGGTGGTGATCGAGAAGCTGGGGCTGGATGGCCTGGCGTTCTACGACCTGCGGCATCGCGAGCTGTGGTTTGCGCTGGTGGCGCTGAGCGACGAGGGCAAGGCGATTGACCTGATGACGGTGCAGCAGCGGCTCCGCGACACGGGCAAGCTCGACGAAGTGGGCGGGCTCGCCGCGTTGTCGGCGCTGTGCGACGCGGTGCCGAGCGCCGTGAACGTCGGGCAATACACCGACATCGTGGCGGACAAGTGGTTGCTGCGGCGGATGGAGCGCGAGTGTGTGGCGATGATCCAGCAGGTTCACAGTTGCACCAACGCCATGGAGCTGGCCAACCGCTTCAGCGCCGCGGCCATGGACCTCGCGGTGCAGGATGCCAAGGCGGCGGCCAAGCCGGTGCACGAGGAGTTTCGCAGCGTCATCGCCGAGCTGGAATCGTTCCGCCAGGGGCGCAAGCAGATGAAGGGTTTCGGCACGGGGCTGAACTTCCTCGACAACATCCTGTGCGGCCTCAAGCCGGCGGAATACATCATCATCGCGGCCGGGCCCGGCGGCGGGAAGACGGCGCTGGCCTTGCAGATCGCCGACCACGTGGCGTCGGTGGAAGGGGCGCCCGTGGGCATGTTCTCGCTGGAAATGAACCGGCTGCAACTGGCCAGCCGGTTGGTGTTCCAGCGGGCAGGCGTGAACTTCCAGTCGTATCGCAACGGGTTCCTGCGGGAGACGGACGCGGCGCTGCTCACCAAGGCGTGCAACGCCATGAAGCGGATTCCGCTGCACGTGGACGACAGCAGCGGCCTGAACATCGACGAGCTGTCCATCCGGGCGCGGCGCATGGTGCGCGAGCACGGCGTGAAGTTGTTCGTGATCGACTACCTGCAACTCATGGGCGGGCGCAGTGGCGTGAACTATCGCGACCTCAACATGCGGATCAGCGACGTGAGCGACGGCCTGATGAAGCTGAAGAAGGAGCTGAACGTGCCCTTCATCGTGCTGGCGCAGGAGAACTTCAACGCGGAGCGCGCCGAGCGCGAGCGCGAGCCGCAGTTGAGCGACCTGAAGGACAGCGCGAAACCCACGGCCGACGCCGACGTGGTGGCGTTCCTCAAGAAGGTGGACCTCACGCGGGCGAAGCGGGACATCGCCAGCGACGACGACGTAAAGCGGGCCATCGCCGAGCGCAAGCTCGCGTGGATGCAGAGCCGGGCGGTGGCATCGCTGCCGGCCGAGCTGCGGGACGATCTGGAGAAGCATTGCCAGCGGCGGGATTTGTTCATCGTGAAGCAGCGCAATGGCCCGACCGGGCCGTGCGAGCTGGTGTTCGTGAAACCGTGGATGCGGTTCATCGACGCGCACGTGGACAACGACGAGACCCCGCAGGAGTTGCCGCAGTGACGGAACAGAAGGGAACGGAGGGAACGAAGATGAATCTGGAAAACAGGAAGGCAGGAACAGAAGCAAACAGGGGAAACGAAGACGTGAAACCACCTAAATTCATCTGGGCTGATTTTGACCCAGGCCGCATCGAGGCATACAGGAGCCTAGACCTGCCGCATCCCCCTTCGGTCCGGTGGGCGTTTTACAACACGAAGGCGCAACAACGGTTTGAACGCCCGGACTTGCGCCCGCTCAAGCTGCGGGTGGTCTTGGTGGAGCCGCTTCCTGATTTCCTGCCTTCCAGATTCAAATGCCCATGAGTGTGAACCCTGAGACGGAGGTGCCCAAGCAGCGGTGGGGGACGGTGCCCACGGCGGAGGCGACGGCGGCGTGGCCGGCGCGGAACGGACCCGCCCCGTGGCGCAACGGCGACGCCGCGCTGGTGGCCAATTGGGTGTGGCGCCAGACCGACGCCACGATTGAGCGGTGGGTCGCGGATCGCACCACGCAGTATCACGCGGCGTGGTCGGCCGGGCCGTCGGCGGAACTGGAACGCGAGGCCATGCTGGATCTGGTCTGCTGGCAACGGCAGATCGCCAACCCCTCGGCGTGCCTGCATTGGCTAAGGGAATGGGAACGGGTGGTCGGAGACGCGGAGAGGGGAAGACGCGGAGACGCGGAGACGGCAAAGCAAAGGAAAACCAAATGAACAGCGAAGACGTTAAGACGCGAAGTGAATGGGTGTATTGGTGCAATGGTTGTTCCGTGCGGCGCGTTGAGTCGCCCAGCCTGCTTTGCTCCCACTGCAAACTCGAAATCGATCTGGCCGCGGCCAACAAGCGCATCCGCCGGCTGGAGGAGGCGGGGGATGCGTTATTCCAGCAATTTCACCACCCGACGTTACAAACTCACCAATGGACCAAAGCCAAGGAGGCAAAAGCATGAGCGACACACCAAAAAAAGAGCCGGTCATGGAAGCCGGGCAACTGACCTATGGGCAGGAAAACGACTGCTGCGACGACAGCACGATTGGCCAATACATCGAAATCGAATCTCACGACGGAGGCGCTGGAAAATACTTCACGATCAAAACCGAGCGTTGGGCATTTGATAACGCGAAACAGTTGGTTGCGATGATCGAAGACGCGGAACGGAGGTTGAAATGAGCGACACACCAACACCGAGGACGAATGGAATCCGTCAAACCATCGCTATTGGAGACTTCATGAATCCGGGAGACGGATTGAAGCTGGCACTGGACCACGCCGATCAACTCGAAATCGATCTGGCCGCGGCCAACAAGCGCATCCGCCGGCTGGTGGAGGCGGGGGATGAAATTGCCTTCCGCCTTCGTGAATCCGTATTCACCGAAGACGTGGTTGCGATTGAAGAATGGGACCATGCCAAGCTGTGACGTTCCCGCTTCGCGCCTTTGCGCCTCCGCTGTTCCATCCCGATTTGCCTGACCATGTTTGAGCAGGAGCCACAACATCCGCTGTTTGCGTTGCCGACGGAGCGGCAGGCGCGGGCGATCTTGCGGAATCACGGGGAGCGGGGGCTGGGCGATTTCCTGAGCCGGCGCCGGCAGGCGATTGCGGACGCGGAACGGGACCCGCTCCAGTTCCTGCCGCCCATGAAGTCGTGGAAGCTCACGCGGCGCGTGGTGCGGCGGTATCGGCCCAAGTTGCTGGTGTTGCTCGGGGGCAATCGGTCGGGCAAGTCGTTCTACTGCGCCTATCATCTGGTGCTGGAAATGCTGTCGCAGGACGCGGGCAGCGATGCCCGGTTCCTCGTGGGGTCGGAGACGGAGCGGAGCAGCATCGAGACGGCGCAGCAACTGGTGTGGCGTTTCCTGCCGCCGGACCTGAAGGCGTTGAACGGCCGGCGCGATCCGCGGCGCGTGTTCAGCATCGGTTACGATCCGAAGAACGGGTTCGCCGACCGCATCCTGGTGCTGCCGAGCGGGGTGAAGCTGCTGTTCGCCACGTATCGCGGCGACCCGGCGGAGTTCGAGGGGTTCGAGTTCGGCGCCCGCGAGGGTTACGGCGTGGCGTGGTGGCTCGACGAGAACGCGCCGATCCCGTGGCTGACCATGCTGCGGCGGCGCGGTGAGTATCGGCCCGGCTACGGCGTGTGGAGCTTCACGCCGATCAACGGCATCACGCCGGCGATCAAGGAGGCGGTGGGCACGGGCAAGATTCTGCGGACGAAGGTGGCGAAGATCCTGCCGCAGAACCAAGTGCTGGTCGAAGGGTGCCGGCCGGGGCGCGTGCCGCTGGTGCAGGCCGGGGCCATCCAGCGCACGCGGGTGGTTTACTTCCACTCGGACATGACGGTGTTCGGCAGCGGCGGCGAGACCTACGGGCAGCAGGTGGCGCGGGCGGTTGAGGGCAAGCCGCGGGATTACGTGCTGCGAATCTTCTACGGGTTCACCAAGGACGTGATGGGGCTCCAGTTCCCGACGTTCAACCGCAACGTGCATGTCGTGCGCGAGCGCGAGCTGCCGGCGGAGGGGACGAACTACCTGTTCATCGACCCGGCCGGGGCGCGCAACTGGTTCCTGCTCTACGTGCGCGTGGCGCCGGGCAATCCGCGCCGGCTGTTCATCTGGAAGGATTGGCCCGACTGCCAGACCTACGGCGAGTGGGCGGTGCCGACGGAACGCAAGGTGACGCAGGATTCCCGGCACGGCTGGGATGGCGACGCGGGCCCGGCGCAGATGAACCTGGGCTATGGCGTGACCCGCTACAAACGGCTGCTGAAGGAGCTGGAGACGATTCCGTTGGAGCTGGGCGCGGACGGGGAATGGAAGGCGCAGGACCCGATGGCGAGGCGGTTGTTGGACGAGGCCATGGCCAAAGGCGGAATGAAGAAGGAAGAAGGCAGAATGAAGTGGGGACGGGAGGAAGTTGCGGAGGTGCGGAAGCGGGGGGTGGTGGTGCGGTATCCGATCCAACTGCGGAAGATTGACCCGCGGGCGGCGATGAATCCGCAGGCGGCCGAGAAGGGCGGCACGAACCTGATCGAGCTGTTCGCGGCGAAGCAGGAGGAGCGCGGCCAGGTGCATGAGGGCGTGGACCTGATTCCCGCCTACACGGGCCGGGGCGATGACAACGGCGTGACGGCCGTGCATGACCTGCTGAGTTTCGACGAGCAGCAGCCGCTGTGCGCGGTGGTGAATGAACCGAGGCTCTGCGTGAGCGACGCGGCGCAGCAGGTGATGTGGATGTTCGAGAATTTCACCGGGCGCGGCGGCGAGGACGGCGCGTGCAAGGACCCGGCGGACCTCGTGCGTTACGTGGCGCAGGACGACGAGCTGGTGCATGTCACGCCGGGGATGTTCCGGGCGAAGGCGGGTTACGCTTATTGAATTTGAAAGGCAGGAAAGCAGGAAGACATGAGCACAGGGCAGCAGTTTCTTTTGAACGGCCAGATTGACGCGGCACCGGAGATTGGTGGCTTTGGCCACTTTGAGCGGGTGGAGCGAGGCAAGGATGAATGGCTTACTCCGCCAGGAATAATCCGCGCGCTGGGATCATTTGATTTGGACCCGTGCGCACCGCGGGTTCGCCCCTGGGAAATGGCCGCCCGCCATTACACTTTCGAGGACAACGGGTTGTTGAAGCCGTGGGAGGGCCGGGTTTGGTGCAATCCGCCGTATGGCGACGAGACCTGCAAATGGTTGGCGCGGTGTCACGACCACGGAAACGCAATCGCACTTACCTTTGCTCGCACAGAGACCCGCATGTTTCACGATTACGTATGGCAGGCGGCCACCGCAGTCTTCTTCTTCAAAGGCCGGCTTACCTTTTACCACGTCACCGGCGAGCCCGGAAACACAAGTCCGGCGCCAAGCTGCCTTATAGCTTTTGGGGCAGAGAATGTAATGGCAATCCGGGCAAGCGGCCTTCCGGGGCGGTTGGTAGTTTTGTGAGCAAACATCTAGGAGCAGAACACAAAGACACTATGGACGAGATCAGCAGGAAGACGTGGATGGGGTTGCCGGCGTGGGTGCCGTTGGAAACGGTGTGCCGGTTCACGGGGCTGTATAAAACAGACATCCGGGCGCTGGTGGACGTGGGCCGGCTTCGGACGCTGAAGGTGGGGCGCACCGGGAAACGGGTGCGCTATTGCAAGGTGGATGTGGGGGAACTGTGCGGGTATCAGCAGTGACCGGCATGGGATTAACAGCGAAGACGCGAAGACGCGAAGGAAGGCAAAGCCATGACGTTCCCCGCTTCGCGCCTTCGCGCCTTCGCTGTTCAACTTGCCTTTCGGCGATCAATCCTTAGCTTTCCGCCAGACCTTGCCGGAGTCGGGGCCGCCAGATGCCAGCGCAGCGCAAGGCCATGACATCAACCGACCACGATGACGGGTCACCCTCCGTGGTGCTCGATCCCGACCAGCCACGGCTGGCGGACCTCACGCAGACCTTCCAGCGGTGCTCGCCCAGCGGCGGCGCCTTCAACCGGCTTTACGACGCGGAACGCATCCGGTTCGCCCTGTGGGAGAACCAGTCCCGCGACTGTCGCAAGCACAGTGCGGGCGACTTCAAGGCAATGCCGTGGGAGGGCGCCAGTGACCAGCGCGTGTTGCTGGCCGACGACATCATCGCCGACGACGTGGACATCCTGGTGAACGCCTTCTGGCGTTCGCTCACGAAGGCCGAGGGCACGCAGGTGCGCGACGCCGCCGCCGCCGCCGTGGCGAGCCGCATGATTTACTGGATGGTGCGGACCAAGCTCAACGAATCGCTGCAACGCGAGGTGGAGCTGGCCGCGCAATACCAGCGCACCTACGGCTGGGTGGTGGTGCAAGTCGGCTGGGACCGCCGGCTGGGCAAACGCAAGGTGAAGCTCAGCTTCAACGACGCCGCAAGCCTCGCGCCCGACTTGGCCGTGCTGGTGGCGGACCCGATGCAGGACGAACTGTCGGCCGAACTGTTGCGGCAGGTGTATGCGCAGCGCGTGGCCGCGGAACTCGACGGCATGGAACTGGAACGGATGCCCGAGCTTTCGATGACCGAGGCCAAGGCGCTGGTCAAAACCCTGCGGGCCGGCGAAGCCATCGAGCTGGCCGTGCCGGCGCTGATGCGGAACCAACCGCTGATCCGGGCGCTGCAACCGTGGCGCGACGTGTTTGTGCCCGACGAGCAGGGCGACACGTCCACCGGCCAGGTGTTCGTGCGCGAACGGCTGGCCGAGGACGAACTGCGGGCCAAGGAATACACCGACGGCTGGGACCACGAATGGATCGAACAGGCGTGGGCGAGCCGGGGCAAATACTCGACGTGGACCGACGAGGCCGACAAGGGCCGCGCCCGCGTGCATGAGACCGATTACGTGGCCGACACCGAAGACGGCGTGAACCTGGTCGAAGTCATCACCGCCTACACCACCCGGCTCGACGAGTATGGGGTGCCGGGCGTTTACGTGACCGTGTTCTCGCCGCACTTCACGCACGACCCCGAGGACAACGAGAAGGAACTGTGTGCCCGGCATGGCCTGTGCGACTTCAAGCATGGCAAGATGCCCTTTGCCAGCAGCGCGGCGGAATGGTGGTGCCGCAGCCTGACCGCGAGCCGCGGCGTGCCGGAACGGGCGTTCCCGCAGCAACGCAGCATCAAGGTGCAGCAGGATTCGCTCATTGACCGGACCTCGCTCACCACCCTGCCCCCGCGGTTGGTGCCGTCGCGCATGATGGACGAACAGGATGTGTTCGGCCCGGCGGCGCGCATCCCGACACTGCGGGGCGAGGAACCGCGGTTCATGGAATTGCCCGGCCACGATGGCGTGGCGGAAAGCATCATCCGGCTGGAGCTGGAGATCGCCGACCAGCGGTTCGGCCGCATGACACCCACCGCGGCGCCGGCCCGGGTGCAGATGAAACAGCAGCGCATGGTGTCGAACTTCCTGAGCCTGTGGAACGAGGTGTTCCAGCAGATGTGGGCGCTCATGCAGCAATACACGACGCCGACCGAATGGGAAGGCGTGACCGGCACACCCAAGCCCGAGCTGGCGGGCGCGGTCATCGCGGGCGAGACGGGGATCATTCTTCAGACCGACGTGCGCGACCAGGACATGGAATTCAGCATCAAGAAGCTCCAGGCCATCTCGCAGTTCGTGGTGCCCGAGGACGCCGCCGGCGTCATCGACAAGACGCAACTGGTGCGGATGAAGCTGATGGCGGTGGACCCGTTGCTGGCGCAATCGCTGCTGGTGAGCGACGCCAGCGCCAGCGCCAAGTTGCAGGAACAGGTGAACGCGGACATCGCCGCCATGTTCCTCGGCAATCCGCCGCGACTCGTCGAGAACGACCCGACGGCGCCCGCGCAGCTTGGGTTTGCCCAGCAGATCGTCGGCGCGAATCCGTTCTACCAGAAGGAACTCGTGGGCAATCCCGAGGGCCGGTTTGCCCTGGCCATGCAGAACTGGGCGCAGAACCGGCAGCAGAGCGCCGTGCAGCAGCAGAACAAGGTGGTCGGCCGGCTGGGCGTGCAACCGATGGAGGGCGGCCAATGACCCTGGAACAGGCGCAGAAAGTCCTGCGGTCCCTGCCGCCGGGCGACCAGACGTTGCCGGCGGTGCTCATGCTGATCCGGGCGCGGCGGGCGGAGGCGTTGCTGCGGCACAAGCTGCCGCCGAGCAAGCTGCCGAGCGGCGACCGCGAGTTTGAGTCCGGCGCGTTCACGGCGCTGGATGATTTGGGCGAGGAGCTGCAACGGCTCCAAGGCGAGCCCACCCCGCCGGCTCGGTAACTTCGGGTGGCGAAGGGTGGCGAAGGGTGGCGAAGACCGGCACCCCATTGGCCGCGGCGCCCGACCGTGCTTTATGCGCAGTGGGCCGGGTGAAACCGGCTCAAGCGCGGTCTGGCGGCCCCGCTTCATTCCGGCGCCCGCCGGTCGAGTGACCGGCGGGTGTCATTAACCCCGGGATGCGACACGCCTGAATTCTGCGGTCCTGTCGCCGCAGCCAACAAAATGACTGAACCGAATGGGGCCACCGCCCCCGGCGCCCGCGAGGCGTCAACGCCGGTGACCGGAGCGCAACTCGCGCCCAGCCAGCAATCCGAACAGCAGGTCGAGGCCAGCCTTATCGCGGACATCGCCCGCCTGTTCGAAGACCCCGCCGCGGTGAGTGCCGCGGAGGAAACCACGACCGATCTTTCAAATCAGGCAGGCGGGGCGGAAGCCCACGAAGCGCCTGCTCAAACTGACTCAGGGACGGACACGGACCCGGAAGCCAACGCGGGAGACGCGGAGACGGGAGACGCGGAGACGGAAGCGGAGCCCGAAGCCGAGGAGACACCGCAGACGGTGCCTTACCGGCGGCTGGCCAAGGAGATCGCGAAGCGCAAGGCGCTGGAGGAACGACTGGAGGCCCTGGAAGCCAAGGCGCAAGCCATGCGACCAGACGCCGAACCCGCCGCGACGCCAGAGGACCCCGAGCTGAAACCGCACCGCGAACGCGCCAGCAAGGCGGACGCGGAACTGAAGGCGGCCCGCGACCTCAAGGCCCTGCTGAAGACCAACCCGGACGCCGTGGCGGAACAGATCCGCAAGGTGGATCCCCGGGTGGGCACCGACGAGGAAAGCCTGCGGGAATGGCTCAACGACTACGCCGACGACCAGCGCGACAAGCTGGCGGAAGCGAAGGCGACGCTGACGGCGGCCGAACAGGCCGCGGCCCAACGGCGGCAGCAGATGGAGACCACGGCGCGGGCGGAAGCCCGGCAGCAGGTGGAGACCGTCGCGCCGTGGGTGCAGACGAGCGCCGAGGTGTTGAACCAGCTCCGCGAGGCCGAGGCCGACGAGGACACCGCCACGGTGGCCCAGTTGCGCCGGAAGCTCGATCCCCGGTGGAACCGGTTCGCGCAATACATGGGCACGCCCGAGATCAAGCGGCATCCGCTCGGCCTCAAGGTGGCCGTGGCGCTCGCCGAACTCGATCACCGGCTGGAACTCAGCCGCAAGCCCGCCGCGTCCGCATCCGCCAAGCCCGCCGCCGTAAGGCCGGGCGCGACCGCCCCCAAGGCGGCCCCGCGCACGACCGGCCAGCCGGCGAGCCGACAGGCGATTGCCCTGAAGCAGTTTGAGCAGGAGCCCAGTGAGAAAGCCCTGCTTGCGGCGCTGGACTACTAGCCCGGCGCACGACCGAGACACATCACATGCCACAACTACTCGCCACCCAAGTTGGCGGAAATACCACCAGCACGACCGGCGACCGCCGGGCGCTGCTCGACAAGGTGCTGATCCTCGACGGCAAGGAAACGCCGTTCGTCAGCACCGTGAAGAAGACCGGGATCGGCACGCCTTCGTCCCTCGTGGACGAATGGCCGTTCGACCTGGAGGAACCCGTGCAGGACCTCGCCACGATTGACGGCGACCCCGCCGGCACCGCGGAGAACGCGCAGAGCGACTACACCGTGGTCGCCGGCCGGCTCCAGTTCAACCGGACCGTCAAGGGCGTGAGCCCGCTGGCGGAGATCCAGAACCAAGCCGGCATCAAGTCCAAGAAGGCGTATGCGCGCATGAAGGCGCTGCGCCAGCTCAACTACTGCCTTGAAGCCCTCTATCTGTCCGAACAGGACGTGCAGGTGGGCACCGCGGTATTGCCCAACAAGCTGCGCGGCGTCGGCGGCTGGCTCGCCACGAGCATCGCCACCAGCGGTTACTCCGTGGGCGCGGACCTGTTGCCCAACAGCTCGCAGATCCTGACCACGGCCACGTCCAGCACCACGGCGGACACGCTGAACGGGGCGATGGGCGCGACGTGGGAACGGGGCGGCGTGAAGCTGGGCGAATCCTACATGGGCCTGTGCGGCCGGCTGTTCAAGCAGCAGATCAGCACGCTCACCGGGTTTGCCAGCGGCACCAACGCCTACCGCACCACCAACAGCTACAACGCGGACCTCGCGGCCCGCGTGCTGTGGCAGACCATCGACACCTTCCAGGGTGACTGGGGCAAGCTGGAGCTGGTCCCGAGCCTGTTCCTCGCCCACACGGCGCTGGGCGGCACGGCGGCCAAGATGAGCCGCTTCTGCTACGGCCTGAAGATGAGCACCTGGGAAGCCCTCGACGGCAACATCGAGAGCGAGAGAGAACTCGCCTACGACGGCAGCGGCTGGAGCGCCGAATTCAAGAACCTGGTGGGCCTGCGCTGCCTGCATCCGAAGGCGAACTTCGCGATCAAGGCGACCTCGTAATCACCGGCAACACTAACCTGAACCGAGGACAATCACATGCCCACTATTCTACCCCTGAGCACCATTGAAGCCCGGCTGGCGCTGAATGCCACGCACGTCATCAAGGTGCCTTACACCGACCTGACCGCCACGGCGTCCACGGCCGGAACCTTCGACCTGATCGCCGCGCTGCCGGCCAACACGGCGTTCCGTTATGTCGGCCATATCCTGCTCGCCGACTTCGACGGCCCATCCATCACCGAGCTGGTGGTCAAGGTTGGTTACAACCTGTCCAGCGGCACCGATGACGATGACGCCTTCCAGGCGGACACCAGCATCTGCGGCGCCGCCACGGAAATTGACGCCACCCCGGTGGAAATCACCGACGTGGCCACCGACACGGTGGACGGCACCTACGGAACGGAGGAATCCACCGTGATTGCGTCGCTGCGCACCAAGCTGAACAGCGTGCTCAAGCTCCAGCCCGTCTGCCATAACGTGGCGTGGGATCTGGAAGCCGTGTTCACCGCCACCGGCGCCAACCTGTCCGTGCTGACCTCGGGCGAAGTCTGGTTCCTGGTGGCCATCGCCAACCTCGACCAGTTGGAGAAAGCCAACCGGTAAGTTGCCGCAACTCTCACGGGGCGGCCGGTTCGCCGGCCGCCCCTTACTGAAACCAGAAATGAACAGCGAAGCCGCGAAGGACGCAAAGGGCCGACGGAGCAATCTGGAAAGCTGGAAAGCAGGAAAGAACCTGTCCGCTTCCCTGCTTCGCGCCTTCGCGCCTTCGCTGTTCACCCCCGCCCCATGACCGCGCTCGAAGCCCTGACCGAGAACCTGTCCGCCGAGGAGCTGAAGGAGATGCACGAACTCCTGGCCGACGAGGCAATGACGCAGGCGCTCGACGCCGAGCGGCGCATGCTGGCCATCGGCCGCATGAATCACGACGGCGGCACCCCCTTGCCCGGCCTGGGCGAAATCACCCACCGCATGGACCCGTTCCACTACTGGGCACAGGTGGGCATGCAACGCGCCAACCCGCTCGATCCCGAGTTCAAGCCGTGGCTGCTCAAGCGGCCCGAAAGCGAATACGCCCGGGTGAACCAACGCCCGGCCAAACTCACCCTTGCCGTCGGTTCCGTGACCGATGGCGCCGCCAAACGGTTTCACAAGTCCTACGCATGAACCAGCCCCCCAATTTCGACCTGAGCAACCTGCGGCCTTCCGGGACCGACGAGGCCCTAGCCGTCGCGACCAGTTCGGTGTCGCTGACCGCCAACTTTACCTGCACCCACGTGTTGCTGACCAACGGGGCCCAACCCGTGCGGGCAGTCTTCGACGGTGCGGGCACGCCGACCGCCAGCGAGGGGCATTACCTTGCCGCCGGCTGGTCCGCCATCGTGCCGCTGTCCGTGGCCAAGGCCGCCAAGTTCATCCGGCAGGGCGCCACCAGCAGCGACATCCACGCCACGCCCTTGGTTCGCTAAACCGCCATGCCCTCCCAGGCTTACTACGCCGGCGACTTCTGGGAATGCGTGAGCGACACGACCGCCGCGCAATCGCCGGACACCCATCCGGCCAAGTGGAATCGGCTCGCCCTGCCCGAGGAATGGCTGCCCTACCTGGAGGAGGAAGCGGTCGCCTACGCCATGCAGGCCCTCGGCCGGTCGCTGGTCGAACAGGTGCTGCCGCAACGCCGCGTGGCTGATGCCGCGCTGAACTTGCTGGCGCTCAACTATCACCGGGAGAACGGCAACGGCCAACCCATCCAAGTGTTCACGCGATGAGGACCGCCCCCTACTCCGATCTTCAGGCCAGCATCGCCCGGCTGCTGGGACTCGATCCCGACAACCTCGATGCCAGCGAGTTTGCCCTGATCCGCGACGGCGTGAACCGCGGCCTGGCCAACATCGCCCGGCGCGTGGGTGCGCTCGGCTTCCAGCGGTGCGAGGAACGCTGGTTCCGCGACCATTACGTGGACGGCACCGCCTACGCCGCGGGCGCCGAGGTGTTCTACCCGCCCACGCAGACCTACTACCAGGCCCTGCGGGCGACCACCGGCAACGAGCCGGCCACCGAAAGCGGCGGGGTGTGGACCGAGAACAGCGCCTATTGGGCCGCCTGCGCCCGGGCCTATTCCGCCGCCGATTACAGCGCCACCACGGCCTACGTGGCGGGCGACCTCGCCTACTACCCGGAGACCGGCCGGTTCTACCAATGCCACACGGCCAGCACGGGCAACCTGCCGAGCAGCACCAGTTACTGGGGCGTGCTCGCGGCGTTCGATCCCTACGTGTCGCCGATCCAGACCGGCTTCACCAGCATCGGCCGGGTGATGGGCGTGTTCGCCGAGAATCCCCGGGCCTTCGCCGGGGCGCCGCATGTGCCATGGCGCCGGAGCGAGGTGGGCGTGCAGGTTTACACCGAACAGCCCAGCGTGTGGATCGAGTTCCAGGTGCGGCCCCACCGGTTCAACGGCGTGGCGTGGAGCAACACGGCCACCTACACCGCCGTGGACGACGAGGCGGCCAGCAGCAGCACCGCCAGCAACGGCCCGCGGATCTACACCGGCACCGGCTCGCCCGAGGGCGTGGTCACCGCCGTGCCCGGCAGCATCTACATCCAGCAGGTATCCAGCACCGCCACCCAAACGTGGGTCAAGGCCACCGGCACCGGCAACACGGGGTGGGTCGGATGAACATTATGAGAACACTGTGGGCCATTATCCTGGCGCTTTGGTTTGGGTTCGCCGCCGCCGCGCAGCAGCAGGTGAACAACTTCCGCGTGCTGACCAACCTCTACGTGGGCGGCGCCATCACGGGCACCACGTTGAACGGCTACAACATTGACGCCATCGCCACCAACAGCGCGGCCAACAAGCTCAACACCACCAACGGCGCCGCCGTGAACCTCACGGGGTCGCTGACGAACATTAGTCTCGGTGGCACCACAATTTACAGCGGCGCAGGTAGCAACGATCTGACCGCCAACACGCTGTTCAACCTCGGACTGCGTGGCAGCAACGGTGAGACGGTGAGCGTGTATCCCAACGCGCACACCACCAAGAACATCGCTTCCATGATGGGGCTCAACACCGGACTGGTGACGACAAATTCGACGGTGGAGGTCCGCGGTTATTACGATCCGGGCGATGGCGGTGGCGGGACGTTCTATTACGCACCGTTTGAGGCGACCAACAGCGGCACAGTGTTTCAGGCCGGCAGCGCCTCCTTCGTGTGGAAGCGGCTGCTCGAAGGCCCCGCCATCGACATTCGCTGGTTTGGCGCCCGCAACAACGGTTTCCAGACCAACGAGGTTTACGATTCGACTGCCGCCATTGAGGCCGCGGTGGATTATGCGAACGCCACCGGCTCGGCTGTATTCATTCCCGAAGGTGAGTGGATTTCCAGCGGCGGCCACGAACTTGACGGAATCCGCATGTATGGAATCAAGGAGTTGAACCGCTTCGGTGTGGGCGGTCCGAGCCCGTTTAACACCAACGCCACGTCGGTTTTGAGGCACAAAATCGGCGCGACCAATCACATGGTTCGGCTGTTGCGCGGCGCTCAGACAGACACGTTCAGCATGCTTGGCCGGCGTTGGTATAACCGCCGCAACGAATACACGATTACGGCGTCAAGCTCGTCCACAATCACCGTCGCCACCAACGGCTTGCCGGCGGACCCGGCAAACCCGGCAATTCTTCCATATTACGGTGTTGGACTTCTTTACACCGCCGAGGGCGTCAACGCGGGAACGATGGTCTTCACCGACATCAATCAGACAACTGGTGTGCTTACGTTCTCATCGACGTTTGACTATTTTTGCACCGCGACCAACGGCCTGATTCCTGCCGGCTGGAAGGTAAGCATAAGCCCGACAGCCAACCTCTACAATCCGCGCACCGATGCCTACACGACCGATTTCATTGACCCCACGCAAGCGGGGTGGAATGCCATTCAGGTAGATGGCGACCATTGCCGCATTTACGACATGACCCTCTACGGGTTCCACGTCGGCGTGAGCATTGGAAACGTTTACTGCACCCGCGTTGAAAATCTCACGTCGCAGGGCATGGCGCTGGCCAACATTGCAAAATCCAATCCGTTCTACGGTTTCGACAGCTACATTTCCGGGCTTTCGCTGCAATGCAGCTACACCGAGGATTTATACAATCCGCAGGCGAGCGGGGCGCCGCTGGAATACATCGGTTCGCTGCTGGTTGGCACCGACATCATGGACGTGGCCGCCCGCTACACGCCGTTTGGCATCATGTTCCCGTCCAACGCGGACCAGTTCAACGGGCGCACGGTCATCGACCTGCCCATCACGGGCGTTTGGTTCGGTTCGCCGAATACGCTGACGTTCGACGACCTATTGTCCGACAGCGCGTTGCATTTCGGTGTGTTTGGAGAATATGGCAACAGCGCTCAAACCAGCTTCATCATCAACAACGCCAAGTTGCGAAGCCCGGCCGAGGCCAGCCCATCCGTTCCGCCGTATCAACTCGCCCGCCCGACGAAGTGGACCAACCCGACGGCGATGTGGGTGAACAATCCCAGCGCGACGCGATTCAATATTGGTGTGTTGGACATTCCCGACCTAGGACTTGGCAGCGGGCAACGCTTTACTAGCGGGCTTTACTTCGCGCCGGGCGGCACCGGCACCCGGTCAGTCGGCACGCTGGCAAGCACCCAAGGCGCCACCAACTTGCTCAACGGTTCCTCCGACGGCGTGACGTTCGGCATCGGTCACAACGGCTCGTTTGACGTGACTTTGGATGACTTGACGGCAACCAACAGCGTGACAGCCGCGACGGTGACCGCGACTGGTTCCGCAACCGTGGGCACGGCCGCAAACGGTCTTTCGCTCACAGTGAACGGCGGCACCAGCGGCACGGGAATGTTGCGTCTGGTGCGCGACGGCGTGGGGACTAATTCCATCGGCGTGGGAACGCGGGCGCTGACGTTTCGCGAGACGACGCAAAACCGGACCTTCGCCCAATTCGATACGGACGGTTCCACGCTCAACCGCCTCACGTTCGGCGGCAGCGCCACCACGACTCCTCGGGATGCCTATATCGTCGGCGAAAATGCCAGCGGAACGGACCAAGCGGGCAAGATACTCTACGTCCGCCCCGGCGCCGGCACGGGCAACTCGACCAGCGGAGGTTCGATTACATTCCAGACGCCGGACGCGACGAGTTCCGGGTCAACCCTTCAATCCCACACGTCCAAATTCACCATCCAGCGCGACGGCGACATTGCGATTGGTGACGCCGCCCAGATTGAGTTCGGCACCCGCGCCGCGCTGTCGTCGCCTTCGACGGGCGTGTTGAGTGTGAGCGGGGTGAAGCTGGCCACGCAGCCCGCCACGGAGACGCTCACCTACTCAACTACCAACGTGACCATCACCGCGGGCAAAGGGCCGATGCAACGCAGCCTGCTGACGGTCACGAACGACTTCCAGTTGCTCTGGTCGGGATTGACGGACAACGACGGCGGCGTGGTGCATCTGATTCCAGCGACCACCAACGTCAACGTGCTCGTCAGTTCACCCGGCCGCGCCGCGGGCAGCTCCGCCGCGACGGCAACGGGCTCAACCACGCTCACCATTACCGGCGCCACGAACGGCTGGGCGGAACTCGCGTGGAGCGTCGTGTCGGTCGGTGGAACTAACCGCGTGTCGGTCAACCTGGGACCTTACTGAGATGAAAGCTGTTTCCATCGAACTGATCTACACGAAGCTGCGTGCCATTGGCGTGCGCGACATCGTGCTCATGGATTCGGCATACGTCGCGCCATCGCGGGAATGGCTTGTTGAGTTCGGGAGCTATCTCGCTGGCAAGAAACTGGAGTTTATCCCGGAAACATTCGACTGCGAGCAATATGCCCGCTGGGCCGCGCACGAAGCGGACCTTGCATTGGTCAAGGCTGGCTTGCGCGATGCCGGCCACACTTTCGGCGAAGCGTCCTGTTTGCAGGATCGCTCCGCGCATGTTCTCAACCTCTGCCTGTGCTCCGATGAAATACTCTATGCGTTTGAACCCCAGACGGGCTTGGTCACTCCTGCTGATGGTTTTGCTGTGTGGACTCGCGTGCGGATGTAAGACACCGCCGACGTATAACCCGCCCGCCATGCGATGAAATCGCTTCTGCTTTCCCTCCTGCTCGCGCTCACCTGCTACGCGCCGACGCCGCTGTTTCTGTTGCAGAACGGGGCGACGACGGCATTCAGCCCGGCCGACGTTTCCGGGCTCACGATCTGGCTGGTTGCCGATGACATTTCCGGGGCCGATGGCGACACGGTGCAAACATGGTCAGCGCGCACCCCGACCACGATTAACGCGACGCAAGCCACGCTCGCTTCGCGCCCCACGCTTCAGACCGGCGAAGTCAATGGGCACAATGCAGTGCTCGCGGACGGCGTAAACGACCTGATGACCCTTTCCGCGTCCGTATCCTCAACGGCCAGTTGGACCGTGTTCTCGGTGCAGAAACGCTCGGCCAGCGGGTCGCTGGGCTACGCGCTGGCAACGGCGTCAATCACTCCCCCCTACAGCCCGATCGAATACGGCTCACTCTCTCGGCTTTATGTCGCATCGAGGACAGACCAGAAATACGCCACAATCCCAAGCCATGCGTGGCACGTGCTCACCGGCCAGGATGCGTCGGGAACGCTCAATGCGTGGGTGGATGGAACGGCTCAAACCCTGACCGCGGCCTCCGCCACCGGCACAACTGACTTTGACCGGCTGTTTGCGCGGTCAAACTTTGAGTTTTCAGCCGTCTATGTGGCCGAGCTGATCTTCTACAACCGAACACTGACCACGACGGAGCGGCAGAACGTGGAGGCTTACCTACGGTCAGCTGAGAAATATGGGACCCCTGCGCCATGAGAATCATCCTTGCCATCCTGCTCGCAATACTCCCGCTCGCGCTGTTGGCGCAAACCTCCACGGTCATCATCGTTCCCGCGCACCTCCGCGACGCGGCCAACGCGGTGGCCAAGGCAGAGTTCGATCCGCTTGGCGGCGAGTTCACGTTCACCGCGGCGATGGTCACGTTGCCCGCAACCAACGTGACGCACTTCTGGTGCGCGACGCCGTTCTCCGCAACCAATCGCGCCAAGCTCAACGTGTTGGCCAACACGCCGCCGTTTGCCGGCGTGACGCTGGTGCTGGA